CCAACCTTTTTTTAAAAGGTTGTGTTTTGGTCCAACCTTTTTTTAAAAGGTTGTGTTTTGGTCCAACCTTTTTTTAAAAGGTTGTGTTTTGGTCCAACCTTTAAAAAAAAGGTTGTGTTTTGGTCCAACCTTTTTTTAAAGGTTGTTTAAAAGGTTGTTTTTTGGCCCAACCTTTTTTAAAGGTTGTATATATACAATGTCCGGCTTCTTCAAAGATAATCGTTTCCGAAGTATATTAGGCGGAGGTATTCCCGGGGCTCAGCCCCGATGGGGGTTAATCGGCGGCGGCGCAGGTGTTGACGGTGGTTCTGGTATGGAAGGTGGTAGCTCCCGATCTACGGACCGGAATATTTTACGCCGAGGTATGGATAACGCTTATTCGCGTACGGCAGTGATTACACCCTTTAGGGCTTCTTACAATGCTGGCGATACGGCAGGTTCCATTAATAGTAATCCTTCCCCTTCAATGCCCGGATCTAACCAGGTAGGTAGCGCACGTATTGCAACTCAATTACATTCTTTTTTTGGCGGTACAAATAATAATGGAAGCGCCCTTTTCTCTGGCAATCCCCGTTACGTTTATGATAGTTCTGACTATATTCGTTACAAGAAATTGATTGCGGAGAATAAGACCTATAATGACTACAGTTTTGGTGGCGATCAACACAATGCATCTTATACAGCAAGAAGGAATGTACGACGCTTTTAAGTACTTTTTAGGAAAAAGTACGGCAAAAATACCCAACATTTTAAACAACCTTTTAAACAACCTTTTAAACAACCTTTTAGGAAAAGGTTGGACCAAAACACAACCTTTTAAAAAAAGGTTGGACCAAAACACAACCTTTTAAAAAAAGGTTGGACCAAAAATTTACTATTAATCAACTCAAAATTTATAATACGTACGTTTTATAAATTTTGGTCCAACCTTTTCCTAAAAGGTTGTTTAAAAGGTTGTTTTTTGGTCCAACCTTTTTTTAAAAGGTTGTATATATAATGTCCTCACCTTATAATCCCCCCACTTATGTCGCCTCTACCGTTGGTCCAGCGAGTATTCCCCTCAAACAATCTGATAACAATAATGAAACACGTGCTTCAATGGGGATGCCCTTTAAACCTAATACAATGGCCCAAGGAAATATGTTTTCCATGTTTAGGCGAGCTTATGTGAAAAAATCCGGCGGTGGTGAAGGGTTTTTTGACTCATCGCAATACATTGAATTAAAAAAAATTAATGCGACTGGTAAAAGTTCAACCAATTATCAAAATGGTCTAATGTCCTTTAGCGGAATGGATCCAAATAGTGTCCGTGATGGTAAAAAAAAATGCCGGGCCGGAGGGTGCGTAGCGCCGAAGAAGAAAGGCGCAACCATTTACTATTGATCAACTCAAAATTTATAAAACGTACGTGTTATAAATTTAGCGGTCTGTTTTTTCCACACTTTTTCTTAAAAAGTGTTTTTTGGCCCAACCTTTTTTGAAAAGGTTGAGTGTTTTTTTGGCCCAACCTTTTCAAAAAAGGTTGTTTTATAAAAGGTTGATTTTAAATAAACGTATAATATATAAATGAGTGAAATATGGGGGACAATTACTGATTCTTTTGATAACTTAAAGAAGAAAATTACTAACGCAACTACTTCTAACCCTACGCCTTCGCCTTTATCATCTAATTATTCTTCAATTCAAGGTGGAGGAAGACGCAGGCGTAGCAGGTCCAAGCGTAGCAGGTCCAAGCGTAGCAGGTCCAATCGCACTGGAGGCAAGCGTAGCAGGTCCAAGCGTAGCAGATCCAAGCGTAGCAGGTCCAAGAAAGTGCGCTTTAGCAAGAAAAACAAGGTTTATACGTATAAACGTAAGTAAAACTAAGCGTTGATCAGTAAATATAAATGAAAACCTTTAAGCTATATTTATATTTATATTTATATTTATTCATTTTCTCTCTTTAAACACTCTATAAAAGATATAAAATAACAATAAAGTCAATGATGAGTAGTACACTTTAACCATAGGATCTTTAGGCATTGGGGCAAAATCATATTTAGGGTTCTTTCTGGATTTCTTAGCTATGCCGTATTCAGAAAAATCATAAGTCGTATCGTCATAATTTTTTGACTCTTTAAATGCTTCACCCATATATTTCTTATTATATTTGTTTAGATAATCATTATGTTCTTGCGAGTCGCTCATTGTGGTAAAGGTTTCCCGACAGGTATTACCAGACACGGGATTTTTTCCAGTTGGAAACCAGCAGGCACTCATAGTACCGATATCAGTATTCGTGACGTGCTGTGTGTCTTGACCTTTTAACCCAGTTACATCAATTGTCTCCATTGTAAGAGATTGACATTCAGGATTGGGTCCACTCATAAACGCGCCAAACATTTGCATTGGATTAATTTGCCCCAAATTACTCAACGTCCCTGGAATTAATCCTCTAAATTCTGTAAAATTAACATCGCCTAGACCTTGGGAAATAAAAGGAATACTGCCGTCCGGCACATTATTCACATAGAGAGACCGAGTGACGAGTTCCCCGGAAGCAACGTCTTTACACTTTGCCCCCGTTGGTAAAAAGAATTTATTTCCTAAAGGACCTCCAGTTTTAGACGCTTCGCCTTCCCCAGAAGAGAGAAGCGATACATAGGCGATTAATCCAGCAATATCATTAGTAATGGCACTTATACTACCATCGGAACTCATCCCCATTTCTGCAGGGGTATTGATGAAATCATAATATTTATAGTCTGGGCCTAACAATTCTTGTTCTAAGCCTTGTGCATCGTTTTTAACTTTTTCAAAAAAATTAGACATATATTATAATTAGTCTAGACTATTATAAAAAACAACCTTTTAAAAACAAACTTTTTTTAAAGGTTGTTTTTAAAAAAGGTAGTTGTGGATTAGTCTAACCCAGTTGCACTCGGTATCGGATCTTTAGAATTAGGGTCTCGTCCCGTCAATTGTTGCGATGTACTTGTCAATTGTTCACCAATACCTCTGATGGCGGTTGAATTATTATCGGTTTGTGAGCTTAAAGCACTAACTTGTTCCTTTAGACCATTTAATTTATCTACTTGTTCTTTTAAATAACTTATATTAGCTGCATTTAACGTGGCTAAATATAATGGATCATTATTTAGTCCTGGATCTGTATATTTGTTTGTATCTGGAGCTGGTGGCATATTTTCTAAACCCTCCCGTGATCGCCCACTCATATAACTAAATAATCGCTTGAGCAAACCCCACAAACTTGCGATGATCAAAATTGCTAACAAAATAATTAAGACATTTATTAAAAGCATAGTTGTTCTCTCTATATACAACCTTTAAAAAATGTTGGACCAAAATACAACCTTTTAAAAAAAGGTTGGACCAAAATCACAATAAATTATGTCTACGTACGTATTATGTTTTTAGACACAAATTTACGTTCAACTCAATAAAACGTACGTATTCTTAATTTATTGTAATTTTTTGGTCCAACCTTTTTTTAAAAGGTTGTTTTTTGGTCCAACCTTTTTTTAAAAGGTTGTTTTTAAAAGGTTGTGTATATACAAGTATGAACACTAGTGCAAAAGTCAACATTTACTGGAAAGGAGCTTCAACCAACAGCGCAGTACCCAATTATTCACGTCCTCTAGACGGTTCTGAAGAATATGCCTCTGGCCCCGATTTTGGAGCCCGGCCCATCAAACATTGGCGTAAACAGCTAAATACTGTCCATAATAGTTCGCGCGGTCGTGCCGGCATCGGTATGCCCATGGATTTGCCAGGCGGTTCCGTCTATTTAGGCAATACTGAAACAAATACCGATTGTATCACTTGTGTCTCAAACCTAAACGGCAATCAAAGCACCGCACTGAAAGAAGATCTCTTTAAATACGGCAATAATGATTCGGATTTTACAGCCAATCCTCAAGATTCTTTTTATGATTGTGTGCAAGATAAACCCGTCTGTGTCGCCTGCAATCCAGAGAATAATATTATCAGACCAGCGACCACAGTCTTGAGTAAAAAATACTACACAGACACCAGGAGTTACCTACAGAGTCGCTGCATCCGGTATGATCAAAAATTATCCGTCAATCCGGTCCCTGGCGTAAAATATTTCAGTGCCGACGGCCAGCCTTTGTACCCGACGGATGCGCGCAACGGCCCCCAAGTGCGGAGCACACAGAATTGTTTCAACAAGTGTACTACGTGCACCGGCTGCCCCACTTGTACTACTTGTGATGTTACCTGTAGCACGTGTAAGAATTCGGCTGCGTGTTCTAATTGTAATACGAATAATACGTGTGCAACACAACCAAGTATAACTATTTATAAACCTAATAATCAAAAATATGGTGTCCAAGGCGCCGTCTCTTCCGGTGCTCGTATTGACCGCTTGAAATACAATACCATTACTACCAATGGGGGATCGTTTTATACTGCGTGGGGGGCCGCCGGGGCAAATGCAGGCCGCTATCAAGGTACAATGAATGGCCCCTATTTCTTGAAAAATAAATTTTATAAATGCGAACAGTCTCAATACCATATAAATGGCAATAAACGTATTTGTCCACCTCAACCGTTTAATTAAGTAAAGACGAGTAAGTAGAAAAATTACTGCATTGTGTTTATGATATATTTTATATATCATAAAAAAAAGAACCTTACCTAAATTCTTTTTTATATACTTTTATAAAAGTATCGCAAAATTTAATATATACTTTTATAAAAGTATCGCAAAATTTAATATATATTTTTATAAAAGTATCGCAAAATTTAATATATATTTTTTATCAAAGTTTTTATAATTTTTTATTTTTTTATTTTTTTTCTTATATTTTTGTATAAAACGTATCGCAAAAAGTTTTCAATATTTATGTTTATATGATAATATAGTTTCGTTAATTTTCTGCCACTCCTCATAATCACCCGCCCGCAACTTCCGTTTTTTTTCTTCAATCTTTGCGATGAACCCAGGCAGCAGCTTTTCACATTCTTCCGCGCTACATTTTGTCAGGTCAACATCACTGCATAGTCGGTAATCAAACAAACTCTTGTACCCTAAAATCACAAATTCCGCATCCTTATAACCATTTGCGTGTACTTTATTATAATATGGCAAGACTTGCGCTGACAACACATTTGGATCTAGTTTGCCAATAAGCGGAGGGTTTTCATCAACAGATGGCTCTTCGGCAGAGGGCTCTTCGCTAGAGGGCTCTTCGGTAGTAGATGGCTCTACAATAGCACTTGTGTTCAGTTCCAAATATAAACGGATCTCTTCATTTTTTTCAAAAGTCTCATCCATATAACTTCTAGGACCCCCGCCCATGTAACATAGTACGTTGTCGTATTTATGCCAATACTCCAGAGCCGTATTTTCAACATATTCGGACTTGTAAATAATATCAGCGCCAGAAATGAATTTTGGCAACAAGTATTTTACGACAAACTCATTTTCGTACAAAATATTATAGTGGGCTCGCCGTTTACTAAACAGCATGCGTTCGCGCTGACCGGATATGGCCAACGTTAGCAAGTTTTTTTTCAGACCAAACAAAATAAACAGGTCCACGAGAGCCTTATTATTTTTCAAATTTTTTTTAGGATCACTAGAAGCGAATAGGTGGTGATTGGCCGTGATATACGTAATCCACAATACATCCGCGGAAATCTCTGCGTCGTCCAGCATTTCCGTTACGATAATACTGGCGACATCATCATCACGCAAGAGAGCATTCGTCAGTTGCTGAGATTTCTCAAATAGTGCCTGTTCTGTTTTATGCGGGCTCTTTTCGCGCAATTCAGACCAGTTGATAATATTCTCGTCATCAATTTCATTTTCAATAAACTCTACACATTCTTCAAAATTGATGTAGATTGCCGCCTCTTGTTTTTTCTGAAAGAATTGCCGAAATAAGTCTGGCTTTGGTTCCTTGACATAGAGGGGATCCGTTTCCGCCCGGGGTACAAATGTGAAGGACGAATCGTTAATGTTTAGAGTTATAAGTTCAGGAGTCATTATATTCATTGGCAAAAACTTGTTAGCAAGAGCGTCTAGTGCTAATTCGCCGGTAATACTTTTCACTTCAATGATGACTTGTTCGTACTTTTCTTCAGTACCGGGTATTTTGTGAAATGTCGTCTGAAAGAAACCCTCTTCATAAATGCTAATGAAGCCTTTATTAGGGTACCATTCGCGAATAACTTTACGCATGGCATCCACATCACGCCCATTGAAGAGTTGATATTCTTGGGGTTGGGTACCATCTGCTCCTTCTTCAAATATCACGTTCATTAGCGTGTACATGTGTTTTTTATCAGCAAAATCAGCGAACAAACTATCATGAATGGAATATTTGGCGACTTCCCCTTGCATCTTGAGGGGTTCGCCTTGGTGGATTTTACTCAACCAATTGTAGTGGCCTTTGCACATACAGACCTTTACTACTTCATCGGGCTGGTGCCGACCTTTTGAGTCACGGTATTGAAATGTGACATCAAATAATTCGGTATGGAGGTAACAGTCACCGTAATCACGGGCCTCACATAACATCGCGGTATGGCACTGCTGTGTCATTGTTGCTTGTTCAGAAGACATTTTCTTCTTTTTTTATAATCGGCTTGGCTTTAATAAATTCGGCTTGGCTTGACTTGGTAAAAACTTTAAATCGGCTTGATAAACTTGTCTGGGAGTTATTATTTGCTGTCCAACCATAAACCATTTCAATTTTAAAATTTCACTGCAAAAATTTTAAAATAAATTTATAAAACCGCTTAAATATAGTGCGCGATAATATATTAGCAAAAAATGACTACAAATATATGCTTTCCGGAGCGTTTCCCCCTTACTAAACAAACTAGTCAAGACGGTATACAAGCAATTCATAACCTCACCAGTGGCAAAATAAATCTCCAGTATATTTCTATAATGCTAGAAGCCATTCAGAAACGCAAACACACGTGGTGTAGTTTTTTAGCCACGCCGTTAGACCCTGACCTTATTAAACAAATCATCGGCAAAGATGGTTTGCATTTTAAAACATTTACCAACAAATATGGTCTAGATTTACTTTGGCACGACCGGGAATCTAACCGTTTTTTGTTATGGGGACCGAAGGTGGGTGTCATTGGTGCTGTATATGCACTGAAACGCCACATTAAACGATTTACACTAAAATATGAAGAAGGTATCAAGGCAATGCTTTATTTAAACCAAACACTGCATACTGTGCGATTACGATCTGAAGATGATGATGATAATGAGGAGCAACCTAAACAGAAGAAAATAAAGTGTGATTAGCATATTTTTAGCATATTTTAATAGACAATATTATCATTGATCCATTTTTTTATCGCCGTATATTTCGGCGCCAGAATCGCATTTATACCATTCATATAATCTTCATAATATTCGGGGGTCTTTTCTACTAATAATAATGTATGATAAAGAATATTCAATTCTTGCGTGGAATAAATATCTCGGATTTTAATAAAGACTTCATCCAAGTCTTTTTTAGAATTATCTGTTTGATTTACGTCATTTACAAATAATTCAGGTTTCTCTAGTATCGTCCGATACATTTGTAAGGTATGTAATAGGGATGCTTGATCCACATTAGCATAGGTTTGGAGTAAATTATCAATACCTAATTTGCCTAACTTTATTAATAAATCAAATAAATTCCGGAAATCGTCATTTTCTTCGCGTAAATAGCCATAGAACCGATTGAACCGGATAATCGCTGTGAATAAGAAAAATACATCATCCCGTTTATCATGATTATAAGAGCGCAATAAACCTTGCGACCAATTTGTGGTTTGAATAAAAATCAAATTATTATTGATGGAGAGTTTACTACCTTTGGGGTAAAAAGCGAGGAAAGCTAGTTGGGTCATGGCTTGAAGTGGCTCCAAGATAATATCAAAACGTTCTTTCTTGTGTTCTTTTTTAAAGAGATTATATAAATTTAACAAGGCTTCCATTATACATATAAAATAAATAGGTTTATATGTATATTTTTCATTATATTTTAGGGATGCGAATTTATGGGATGCGAATTTATGGGATGCGAATTTATGGGATGCGAATTTATGGGTTGATTAGACACCGGCGCCTGCCGATTCATCAAGAATATATTATTAGGCTGGACTGATGCGTGATAATCTAATTTATATTGTTGACACCAAGTAATGCATTTTTGCACATTATTTTTTTTTATCAATTCTAATTTATCATACTTATTATTGTCAATTAAATTCAACGTTGTGCCAATATTTTCAATTTGCTGTTGACCAAAGATCGCATTATATTCTTCCACTTTATTCACGAAATAATAAGGCAATTCATAAGGAAATAAAGACTCAATAGAACCTTTATTTTCCCGCATTTTCAGCATTATTTTATACAACACATTAATGGTTTCTTGCCGCGATTTTTCGTCCAATTTAAAGTTTTTACAAATGACATATTTCTCAGAATTGGCATAACGACTGGTGTGAGGTTTTACAAGATGCACAGTTTCATACAGATTCGCCAATAAATACAGAATATCCACGGAAATTTTCGTAAACGTATCAAACATTTTTATAATAAAAGTCCCTCCGCGTTTTTGCATAGCAATTGCAAAGCTGATTTGACACAGAATAAGCGGCGCACTCACCGTTTCTTGTGAGAGATAATGGATGGAAAAATCAAACCCCCCATCACCGGTGATTAAATCAAACTCACCTTTATAATATTTTAAACAATGCAATAAATTCTGCGGATTCATTAAATCTCCGCGGTCATCGTGGCCTTTTTCAATAATTACATTTCGGTTCTCTGCCAGAAATTGTTTACTTTTCCGCCAACCAGGGACATTTTGATTCTGTTCTTCTAGCAATGTCATACCGTAATAAATATCGGTTGGATTCTTTCGTAAAAACACCAAGGCCTCTATAAACCCCCCTGGGCCCTCTGCCAAATGAAAACTCTTACATTTTACACGCGGCAAGTCAGGCAAAATATTCAGCAGATGACACATTTCAACCATTTTAAAAAAAGAGCGTGATAAAGGTTTATATTGACAGATTGCGTTCCGCGAATTGGGGACGGTAGTGTGAATAAATTCATAGGGGTTCGTGTATTTTTTATATTTATCCCACGCAAATTCGCATTCATCAATTTGCGCTTTTAATGTGTTTAAATATTTCTGTAACGTTTTATTTATGTTAACCGTTGGTGTTTTTGTGGTTGTAAGTGTATATTTTATATTTGTATAAAACTCTTTGGTAGTTATAATGGTTGGTAAGATATAGGAGCTCATACTGGCGTTAATTAATATAAGAGAGAGTATTTATATACTTTACAAAAAAGACTACATATACACAATTGCGCCCTACAATGATTCTACTAACTTGAGCATTTTCTTGGTTTTGCCTTTGACTTTGACAGGGTCTTTGGGTTTGACTTGGATGAGGACTTCTTCTTGCGCGCGTTTTGTTAATTCTTCTTCCGTCTTTTCTTCTTCTAGAGTTTTTTTGGTCAAGCCCAAGAAGACATTTGCAGTATCCACATTCCGGACTTTTTTATAAATGAAATAACGATTTAAAAACGAGATTTGTCTCTCGGCCGCGGACATAGCGGGCGCTTCTTTAAAATCCCGGGCCAGGCGCGGATTGCGTTTAATATCATTATTCATTTGTGTAAATAATTCGCCAAAGAACCCGGTGCTATTAGTGATCGGCTTTTCTCTCAAGTCATCTTTGGTGACTAACACAAAGCCGTAATTCTCTAATAACTGGGTTAAGTAATCGTAATTCACCAAGTATTCCCGGAAGACTTTATTAATAGATTCTTGATAGACATCAATCGCATAACCGACACAGCTACTATTATCTTCAAACTCTTTGCGAGTGTAACGTTTTGTAACTTCCCAGAGTTTATCTAAAGTATCTGAGTCTGTAAGTACTTCGTTTGCGCCCGTGCCCGTGCCCGTCATGCTCTCCCCTTCTTTCACACCTTTCAATAAATTAAACATCGCTTTGCCATCATAGCTGGTGCCAATAAAATACCCGCCCACTTTCGTCACTTCGGAGACATTCCGTAAAAGATTCTGCAAAGTTTCTTGATTCTCAAACATATAATGAACCGCAAACTGAATAGAGCAGATATCAAACCCGTCTTGGGCAATCCCGTATTCTTTGTAGACGCCTTTGCCCAGGGCCTTTGCGTCTTTCGGCCCTTCGCCAAACACTGCCCGAGTGATCTGTTTATCCTTCTCCGAGTATAAGGCATCACCCGAGCGGATATTCACACTGGAATTGCCGACCACAAACAAAGCATCCGGGGTGTTTTTCTTCTGCCGTTTATTTTTCAGGTAGCGTACGCACGCCCCGTCTAAGCGGTTCTGGATATTATCCCGAGAGATATCTATACCAAAAACGAACTTCAGGTTCGCTCCAATCCATTTCGGGAAATCACCGCCTTTACCCACCGCCAAATCAATCAATGTATCGCCCCGCCTCGCCACGCTGTTTAAGAGCGATTTCTTCACATAACGGTTATGAAAATCGCGCAACGGATTGGTCAACGATTTCCCCGCTTTTCGGTTGTAATAAACATCATCATCTTCATCCCCGAGGCCGGTGGGCAAGTTAGCCCCGGTACTAATCATCATCGCCGTAATCGGGTTATGAATGGTACGCCAGTTACTGTTTGCTACGTGGTAGGCATTCCCGTAATTCTTCAAGCCGGCCCGAAACATGGCGGTTTTATCGTACCGTACCCGCAAAGGTTTCCATTGCCAGCCAGCGTTTCGGTTCACATCATAACTGAATTCCACAATCATATTATCTTCAATCACTTCTTTTTCTTCCGTCATCATCACTTTCTCTTCACTTGCGCTATTTTCTAGCCAAATATTCGCCAGGCCTGCAGTCGGGTCAGCAGGCTCAGTGGGAAAGAATTGCACGGGTTTATACGCATCTTCGTCTTCTTGGTCGCCGGCGTAGGACGGAATTTTATCTTCAATAATATCTTGACAGGGGTTAGTAAAAGCGTGTCGCTGATCGTTTTCATTAAACCCTACCCGTAAAATAACTGTCTTATATTGCACGAGTTGGGCTGCCTGTGCCATATCCAACCCCGATTCAAATTTATTCCCGACAAAATCACCTCCATTCGGCAGCTTCTTGACACTAATAAGGAAATCAATTGTATTTTGCTCTACGGGCTTCCACTTAAAAGAATAATTCCATGTGGTGCTCAAGGGTTTCACCGTCTCCCCCACTTTATTTGCTCCCACGCCAAGTAAAGCCGGCGTGAAAATTAAACCATCGGTATGGTATTCAAATAAACCGTCATTCACCTTTTTCAAGATTAAATTACAACCTTGGAATATGGTCTGGGCTGCCCCGCCAGCATAAAAGGTCTTTTGCTCAATCCGAAGGGGCGACGGCAAGGGCGTAGCGGACGCGCCATTCTTCACGACGGATTCCGGCAGTAATCGTTTAATAACACTGGTTAATAAGGGTAACCGAAAAGCAGAATAATCTATAGTAGCCTTTTCTGCTTTTCCTTCTCCTTGTCCTTGCTCTACCGCCGCCGATGGAGTAAATGCCTTCCCACGGGTATTCTCACCCCTTAACGCATAAATATCAAAAGCCGTGTACAAATTAATAAATTTCTTGTCTTTATTATACAAAATATGTTCCCCATCCAGTAAGGTATTAAACAAGTCTTTATTTTTACTGACGGCCCCTGTGAATTGCACCGCCATATTCGTATTAATCAGGTAAATCTTCCCCGTCTCTGGCGCAATATACATAAGTTTACGATCTCCGTCGGCCTTATCGGTGACGGTATAATTTGACCGAATATTTGGCACATCCGACTCCGCATTTACTGGCATTATATTTGGCAACTCCAATGTATATGATGAAGGCCCAACGAAATTCTTCGGTGTCACCCGCACCTGCTGAATGGCTTTTTCCAATTCTCGGCCAGTTAATCTCTTTTCTTGGTGCTTCCCTTTCTCCTGGGGGTGCCACAGTAATTCCATATACTCATATAAAACCAGTCGCTGTTCACTATACGGCACCGGATAATTCGTTTCTTGTAAACCCGCCAAAACGTACTTTACCACTTTCTGCAAGGCTTTCAAAAGCAAAGCAGGGGTATTAAACGCCGTCCCTACCCCCACGAGACTACTCACGCATTCAATTTCTATTTCGTATTTTTCTGGCGCCGCGAGTACACCCGATTCTTGCAAGGTAAATTCGGGTACATAATTAGGTCCTTGTTTCTTGGATTCTTTCACGATACTGAGGTCAACGAGAAAGGGCAAATCTGGGTGTTGCAGGGTATAACGATTCAAATACCTAAAGATTTTCTTATTGTCATTCCATTTATCTACAGTATCACGCACGGCATTCGTCGTGTTAAGCAACTTGTTTTCGCTACTGAGGGCGAGCCGAAAATTGAAGTCATCCACATTAACCGGATACTGGGGCTGATTTTTATGTTTATAGCTGTCTTTCTTAATAAACGCGACAGCCCCGTCAGGCAGACCTGTTAACACATTGTTTTTACAATACGCCTGGACATTATGCAATCCATTTATTTCCGCCCGGATATTAGACATCCGCACATTACCGCTATTGGGTTCCATATATTCATTCTGAATGCGCAGAAGATATTTATTCGTACCCTTGGCACTAAACCCTTGCGATAAGAGATGCTGAATGACATTGCCATAATCAATGCGACCGAGGGGTTTAATACCTCGGGTCCCGAATTTGACTTCTAATTCTAACTCGGTATTCGCACTTACTTTGAATAAATCGTCTAAATAAACTTTGATAAGGTTATCCATTTTATTTATGTCCGACATATTCGTATATAATTATAAATGATAATATTTCTATTAGGTTTATCAATTTTAACTATTAAATCATAAGAGTTGTTAATTTACATAAACGTACAAACGTACAAACGTACAAACGTATGGGGGGGGCTTATAACTTAGCCAAAATATCTTCATAGAGCTCTTTTTTCAGTTTATTTTTCTCCACAATTTGATTGAGGGTGGTTTTTTGTTTAAACGTGAGCGAAATATCTAATTTTTCACAAATTTCTTGCAAGTCTTTTACGGTGTACGCGGTAGGGGCTTTTAAAGGTTTTTGCAAATTTTCTATATACCAGTGTGTGCTTTTAATTGTGTCTAATATCGTGTCTTCGTAAAGTAATGCGTGTTCTTTCTTTTCGTTACGTTGAATAATCCCTTTCACCGAGTCACCATACAGAAATTCGCAATACTGTTTTCCATATATATAGGTAATTGACACTTTATGCACGAGACACAAGACTTGCAGCCCTTTTATACTAATTTGTTCTTTATTCGCCAGTTCATCTTCCACTTCATTGATTTTTAATTTTAATTCTTTGATTTGCGGTTTCATCGTCCGGAGCTTTTCCACGGAACTGATTTTAAAAGCCTTTTCAAGTGCATAATGGCCTGTTTGGTGCATCTCGTAATCTGTAAAGCCATTGAGGAGGACATAAAAACACCAGAATAATTTGTCTTTTTGAAAGGGGGTAAAGGCAGTCTCGTATTTTTTAACCGCAGGCGCAGGCACAGGCACAGGCACAGGTGCAGTTACAAGCACAGGCACAGGCACAGGCACAGGCACAGGCACAGGCACAGGCACAGGCACAGGCACTTGACCACTTACGTGTACTTTTATACTTGGTTTCTCTGTCACTTGTACAAGTTTATATGGGCAAGTATAATGTATTTTATTATAAGTCATCATGTTTTTCTTGGAAAACATATAATTGTCTAGATCCTTGAGAATAAATGACAACATTTTTCAATAAAGCTATTAATAAATATACTATTGATAGCTTTATTATAGTTTACTATAAACAATTACAAATTATTGTTTTTTGCTACACTTTTTTTTAAAAAGTGTTTTTTTGCTACACTTTTTTTTAAAAAGTGTTTTTTTGCTACACTTTTTTTTAAAAAGTGTTTTTTTGCTACACTTTTTTTTAAAAAGTGTGTGTTAAGAAAAAAATTCTTGCTCAATTTGCTCTTGTTGATCTTCTATCTTGTGTAAATGTTTTTGTTGGACATCCACATAACTCAAGAAATCTTCCAATTGTTTCATGACATTATCGTCTTGTTCGGTTAAATTTATAAACACTCCATTATTATTTTCGTTCATGGTAATGGTGGGTATTTTACTCAACATGCGTAAAGCTTCAATCTGGTGATGTTTAGACAAAGCTTCAATTCGCTCTTTAATTTCGGTTTTACTCAACATTTATTATTATACAACGTTTAGTGTTTAAACTATTTTACAATTAGTCTTCTAGAATCAAACGAGGTTTGCGCTTTACTTGGGCCGGCTTTGCTTGGGCCGGCGTTGCTTGGGCCGGCTTTGCTTGGGCCGGCTTTGCTTGGGCCGGCGTTGCTTTAGTTGAAACAGCTTGCGTAACCGCTGAAACAGCTTGCTCAACAGCTGAAACAACTTGCTCAACGGCCGTTTTTTCTTGCACTTTTGGCCCCTGCACTTTTGCCACCTGCACTTTTGCCACCTGCACTTTTGCCACCTGCACTTTTGCCACCTGCACTTTTGCCCCCTGCACTTTTGCCCCCTGCACAGGCTTCGCTTTTGCCACCTGCACAGGCTTCGCTTTTAATTGCAACTGCTTCGGCACCAGTTCCGCAATAATTGATATATATTTATCATTTAATTCATAACGTTGCCCAATAACTTTCACCACAATATCCTCATTTTCCTTCACGTCGGAAAAATACGGGGTTGTATAATGGTGATCTCGTGCTACAAAAATAACCACTGGACTTGGCGAATCGTTCGTTTCGGCCCGAATACCCGCCTTGGTAATATTTTTCGCAATACAATGAATGATCATCCCTTCCACTGGCGAACAAATACTACATTCATAGACTACTTCAAACGTCACCGATGAACCTTGGATTAAACCACTGGAATACGTCATTATTTTGGTAGACCGATTCTTGACAAACCCTTCAACAATACATTTCCCCTCAATCTCAGCTGCAATCATTTTCTCCAAAGTTTGTTTAATATTACTCCCGATGTTCTGAATATTGACGTGGATTTTCTTGGTAATTAATGCATTACTGAATAGGGTCATATTGTCTTGTTGCGACATTGTCTTATATAATATAAATGTATTAATATTTAAATGTATTCAATTTTATAAGTTAATAACAACCTTTTAACAACCTTTTAACAACCTTTTAGAAAAAGGTTGGGCCAAAATACAACCTTGACACAATTTTAAATTTATAACACGTACGTGCTATAAATTTTGGTCCAACCTTTTTTAAAAAGGTTGAATTTTGGTCCAACCTTTTTTGAAAAGGTTGTGAAAAGGTTGTGAAAAGGTTGTGTTTTGTAAATAAAATTGATATTGTTTATTTTATACATGTTTGTTTCAAACTAATATAAAATCAAACTAATATAAAATCACACAAGTATAAAATGACTGCAAATCCATTTACCGCAATTGAAAACCCAAAAACTGAAAAATTTATCACCATTGCCCCTCAAAATATACGCAATTCAATATCAAATACACATTCTTTGCCGTTAAAATATAATCGCGCGGAAACTTTTGTCGCTATTGCAGAGCAACACACGTGGTGTGTTTGTAAATGTTACCAGCCCGAATCAATTGATGCCCGCTGTTGCGGTTTATGTTATAAATGTTGTCCATCAAAAACGTTTGAGCAACAATGCAATTTTTGTCCCAATGATTTCACAACATATTGGGATTCCGGTTATGTGCAAACGGTCAGTGGCTATGGGGGTAAAGCAGGTGCCGAAGCAGAAAAAAATGGCGTCTATTGTTGCTTTTGTTTCCCCCTAAAATTTGCTATGTTCTTTACGTGTTGTTTTGGCTCCGTGTTCAACGGCTGTATCAATTATATGCGGGACACTAATATGAATTATCTCTTCTAAGTAAACACCTTTTAGAAAAAGGTGTAGCCAAAAAACACCTTTTAGAAAAAGGTGTAGCCCAAAAAACACCTTTTAGAAAAAGGTGTAGCCAAAAAACACCTTTTAGAAAAAGGTGTAGCCCAAAAAACACCTTTTAGAAAAAGGTGTAGCCCAAAAAACACCCAAATCGCACCTGAATTTACACTGAATTTTGGTTACACCTTTTCCTAAAAGGTGTGTTTTGGTCCAACCTTTTTCTAAAAGGTTGTGTTTAGTAGGACAAATTCTCTATATCAATCAGCTGTGCTTCTTCCGGAGTGACAAACCAAGTTCGGTCACCTTTGCGCTCTAAATTATACGTCCGCAAAAACATTTCTTGAATCACGCATGCGTGGGTATGATTAATCGCTTCCAATTCATCGGGCGCGGTACTTTCTTCAACATTATGTAATTGCCGGTTTTTCTTCTTTTCCTCAATAATATCTTTATATTTCGTCTGAATGAGTGCCAAATACGCTTTATACATGTCTGCACCCAAAATTTCCTGTAACATTTCCGTGGATTTGCCATAACACCGGGCGCCTTTATTACGTTTCTTCTTAATACCGTTTAATTCAAATACTTTCAGTTTAAAAACGATATTATTTTCTTCTTTCTTAAAATTCGCCATAAAACCGACGACGCTATTTAATTTCGTATTAGCAGGGAGCAATTGATTCTTTAGGGTGGCAATCGGTTTCGCTAAATCGTGCAGATCTTCGGCTTCCGCTACTGCCCAGTGTGTTTCTTTCTGTATTAATAACTGTGGCACATTTTTGTGTAAAATATACATTCCCTTTAAGCCTTTATTACTCAATACATTCTTCAATAAAATCTGTTTCAGTTGTTCACTGAACGCATCCGCTATAAAATCGGGTTGAATTAAACCCGTTAATAATATTAATTTATCTTCATATATTAAATCCTCGCCGATATGATTCAACAATGCCTCTAACAACAGCCCACGGGGTAAGCCTAAGGTTTCCATCTCATGAATGACTTCACTACAGAACTTGTACCAATTGTCTTCTCCACGTTTAGGTTTATTTTGCACAATAGCCGAGAGATACTTCTCTCGTAATTGTTGTAATAATTGTGTAAAAGCATCGTTCTTTTTCGGTGAAGTTTCTTCTGTTGTCGGTTCTGCTTGCACCTGTGTCGGCTCCGCTTGACCTTGCACCTGTGTCGGCTCCGCTTGACCTTGCACCTGTGTCGGCTCCGCTTGACCTTGTACCTGTGTCGGCTCCGCTTGACCTTGTACCTGTGTCGGCTTAGCTTGACCTTGCACCATAGTCTTATTTAAATTTATACTTATCAGCTCATGTTTAAATTCCACCGGCATTGAGCGTTCTAATAAACCCACGCGGGGATTATTTAATTCCAATGGTTGAAACAAATATAAATCGCCTATATTGATCAAATTCCCCAAGCGTCCATATTTATCACTAATGTACTCATTTTTCTCTTCCACCAATTGATTAAGAGCCGCATTGATTTGGACCTCTGGATAGGTTTTCACCACATTAAGCATCGCCACTAGCAAAGGCTTTCGGTAAAAGAAGCGCTCTTTCATCAATTGTTTTATCTTATAAATAATTTTATCATTATTCATCATTATAAAGGCCTCTCCATAAGTATCATTATTAATATCATCCTTCGTTAGCTCTCCTGTTGTCGCTGGTTTACACGTATAACTGCATTTTTTCATATAATCACAAGTTGCCGAATAAGGTTTATCTCCCACGGCATAATCTAAAGTCCCGCCAGAGGACAACTCAATTGTAACGGTTTGCTGCATATTTTCCGCGATGAAATTGGCCTGTTGGTAATTTAATATACAATCTACCGCGATTTCTTTAATCACCCGACTGACATTACCGATTTGCACGGCCTTTAATTCCGCTAACCGGTAAACATATAAATCCACGGCTTCTTGCCGTTTGTCTTCTAAGAGTGAGCCATACAGATAAACCTCCACATTGCGTTTGACAAATGGCAAGTCTTTGTGACTACAAGTACGTACGGCACGCCCAATGATTTGCTCCACCCGGTTCATATTATACCAGGGATCCAGAATATGGACTTGACGGATAAATTTCAAGTCTAAACCTTCGGAACCGGCCAGTGAAATCAGCACCACCTTGACTTGCTCACCGTTTTTATTAGTGAGGTCAGTAGCCATATTGATATCTTTCAAATTATCCGGCGATAAACCTTTGTCCCCAGTAATCATCACGTATTTGGCTGGGCCTGCTTTATCTGGACCTGCTTTATCTGGACCTGCTTTCGGTTTTAGTGTAATCGCGTTTATTTTCTCTGTTGGCGCGGTTTTAAAAAGTGATTTCACTGTACCAGCCCGGGTAAAGCCCAGTTCTTCCAAAGCGATCGCAATCGGCAAGAGTCCTCCATCAATATACTGAGCATAAACTAATACCACCCCAGTGGACTGCATAATACGGTCGCAAATGGCTTTAATTTTTCCGCTGTATTTGCCGATCTCATTGGGTGCGAAAATACGACCCCATTTACTCGGTTTGTATTCAAAATCATAGCGACCTGGTGGCGAAATTGTCTCTGTAAAGGTCATCAGACGCTTCAAGCCCCCAGAGCCGACGATCTCCGCGGTGTCAATGTTTGGTGGGCCCGTTACGCTTAACAATCGCTCATCCGGGTAAATCATATTCAATGCTTCAACCGGCTTCTGCAGCATAGTGTAACCAAATGCTTCCAAGTTTTCAAAGGCCAAGCCCTTCGCCTTGCCTTGTTTCACCTTTTCCAAAATATAATCATAACCTTTTTGTTGATAACTCCCGACTTCTACTAAATATAAAGAGAGAAATTCAATATGTTGCACCAAAGCTTTGCCGTTTAATTGCACCACAGGCGCCGGCTGTGTTAAGAAAGTGTGCTCCGGAGCAAATTCCGCAGGCCAAATCTTATATGGAAATGTATACGGATTTTCCCCTCGGACATACGAAATATAACCAGTGGCTTTCCGAATCAACAAGTCTTCACCCACCGGCTCCCCCGTCTTACTCAATTTAAACGATCCATCCGCATTAAATACGTCTTTGATTTCAATCGTCGCTCGGCGATCATTTAGGTTCATCAAATTCACCAGCCAGATAATTTCCTTATAACTGTTATACATCGGGGTTGCCGACAGCAACAATAACCGCAAATTATCCGCATAGGTCACGAGTTTAAACAATTCTTGTGCGACCCGTTTTTTCTCCGGGTTGTCATCGGAAATCCGGATATTGTGAACTTCATCAATAATAATTAAACGATTACTAAAATGCTGTTTGAGTTTGTTGCGAATAATGGTACCCCGTTTTTTCGTGTCAGTCACTTCCTCCCCTACCACGCTTTTCTTTTGGATATAATTGGCAAATTCCGTATAACCAAGAAAGACATAATAAGTATTTATAATGCGTTTCACTTGCGCTTTAATCGTCGCTTCAGTCAAACCTTTCATATTCATCGGATTAATTTCTTTTAAAAACTTATTGCCGGTACAGGAGCGAATATTCCAGATCCCGTCAATGAGTTTAAGCTTCCGCTCATCAAACAGCTGCAGTTTAAAGTTTTCTTGGACGTTGGGTGAAGCAACAATAATGATGCGATTTGCAATATTCATTTGGATCAAATAATCCCGCATTTCTTCCGCAATACTAATGGCTGAGCAGGTTTTCCCGCTACCTAAACCGTGATATAATAATAAACTATTATAGGGGGTTTGAAACGAGAGAAAATTCCGAACAAAAAGTTGATGCGGTGCTAATTCAAAATCCGCATTACACATGATCTCGGATTCAGTGATAACATCTTTGATTTCGCCGTCATACTGAGTATCATAGAATTCTTTCCGGGCGGCGATATTCAGATTAAATTTTGGGTCGTTGAGATTAGGGTAAAGGTAGGGCAAAGAACCTGCTGCGTCCGTAAATTCACTCCGTTCTTTCAATTCCATTTTATTCTTTTGTTTATTTAGCGTTGCTGTAGTTATATCGGCTTCTAAGGGGGTTTGCACGTCGGCAGCTAAGATTGGCTGCGCTGTTAAAACTGGCTCTTGTGGTTCTTGTGTTAAAACAGGTTCTTGTGTTAAAACAGGTTCTTGTGTTAAAACAGGTTCTTGTGTTAAAACAGGCTCTTGTGTTAAAACAGGTTCTTGCTTATCCACTTTATCACACGCCCCAGTTTTTTTATTTTTTCTAGTTCCTTTTGGACAACGTTTTTTTTCTATAGTTTTTTTTGAGATAGACCCAATTGTTGACATTATTATTATATATAAATACTTTTATATATAATAATTATATAATTATATGTTTGGGAAAAAACACCAGAAAGTTATAAAATGGGTTATTATACTTGCTATATTCTTAATAATTACTTTAGCTTTAGGTGGATTAGTTAAGAAATTTGTGGAAGGGTTTGATAATCCACCGGTTTTATTAGATGCAAAAGTGAAAACTGTTACTTTTCACCAAGGTACAACCAGTTATTTACAAATATCACAACTTGCTGTTTATCCCGCAAACTCCCCCGATACTAATATTGCAACTAAAGGTACAGCAAGTGCTCTAAATTTATTTCCAAAATCTCCGACAAATGTCACAATAGAAGCGCCAATTGATGGAACCCTCGCGCCGCGAGTTATGTTAGAAGTGCCGACACCTTCGGGTTATTCTTCAGCAGATACGAACCCGGCTAATTATTGGAAGCTAGATTTAGGCGATGCATATCAATTAAGTAAACTTGTCTATTACAATAGAATAGACGGAAAAGAAAGAGCGATTGGTACGTTTATAACCCTTGAGGATGCTACTGGGCAAACAGTTTGGACATCTCCAACCATAACCACGGCTGATTTAATATACACGTGGACATTTACCCAGACCCAAGCGCCTAAAGCGCCTCCAGCACCACCTCAGCCAGGTCCGCCAGGTGCGCCAGGCGCGAAAGGTGATCCAGGCGCGAAAGGTGATCCAGGCGCGAAAGGTGATCCAGGCGCGCCAGGCGCGAAAGGTGATCCAGGTCCTATGGGCTTGCCAGGTCTTATGGGTCCGCAAGGTCTTATGGGTCCGCAAGGTCTTATGGGTCCGCAAGGTCTTATGGGTCCGCAAGGGCTTATGGGTCCGCAAGGGCTTATGGGTAAGCAAGGTCTTATGGGCAAGCAAGGGCTTATGGGTCCGCAAGGTCTTATGGGTAAGCAAGGTCTTATGGGTAAGCAAGGTCTTATGGGTAAGCAAGGTCTTATGGGGCCTGAAGGTCGTATGGGTAAGCAAGGTCTTATGGGTAAGCAAGGTCTTATGGGTAAGCAAGGGCTTATGGGTAAGCAAGGGCTACAAGGCCTCATGGGTCCGGAAGGCCGTATGGGCAAAGAAGGTCCTATGGGTAAGCAAGGACTCATTGGCCAAGAAGGCCGTATGGGTAAGCAAGGGCCACAAGGCCTTATGGGTCCACAAGGCCGTATGGGTCCGGAAGGGCGAATGGGTCCTCCTGGCCAACCTGGTCTATTGCGCTTGATTGGTCTATCAAATTGTTCGCCGGCAAAATACCCTCCGAAAAAAGAAACACAGATGCAAAACATAGTAAAACCACATAATAGTTGCTATCAAGACGATTGCGAAAATGATTACAATTATGATGACGATGACGATTGCGATTGCGATTAGTAAAAGGTTGTGAGTTATAGCAATCAATATATATTGTATGTTTTCAATACTGTATTAATTTTCGCCAACATGACCAGTTTCTCTAAATTATACGGGCGAATTAATTGTACGGCCTCTTCGTAGGTGCACCAAGCAATTTTACTAATTTCCGTATCTTGAAACGGTTTATAAGGTACTTGTGTTAAATTGATATAACCCAAGTAATATTTATGTTTATAAGATTTATAGTTTGAACCAGTAAAGATTTCTTCATAAGGTAAGATGTTTTGAATTATTTTTATGTTATGGGTAGTGTATCCCGTTTCTTCTTCAAACTCACGTAATCCACAAGCAAGATCTTTTTCTAAATTGTTATGCCGGCCTTTGGGAAACCCCCATTCGGGTTCTAACCAGTCCGTTTCGGAGTCGGCGATTAATGATGCTAAACTGTATTGAATCGTGTTTGTACCTGCGGCAACCGCACCTGCACCTGCACCTGCACCTGCACCTGCACCTGCACCTGCACCTATACCCAACTTTAAGGCTTCAAACTTATCCCGCGCATTTTTCTCTTCGCTCCGAAATTGATTACAGACACAATCACCCCAGAGACCAAACCACAATGTGTCAAAGTCTTCATTTAACAGTTTAGTCTTTTCTGCTGTCGTCATTTCCGAGATAATATTCAATAAATAAAGTTTATTATTCAAGGTATATTTTCCTCGCATAAATTCAATATAACCGATCGTATCTTTCCGTCGGATTAATAAATACTCTAGTTCTCTCTGTGCATTATACCGAAACGCAATAATCCCTACACTCGTAATTGGAAACTTACAATTATTAAAAGTATGACCACTTATACCGCAATTGTTACAATGACTAATGCTTGTACGGCTTTCATTTATATTTGTAATAGTTCGGTAAATAGTTGTATAAGGATCGGACATGTACGTTATTGGTTAAATCAACAATGTTTTTATATCTTTTATTATAATGACCTTGAATCCCGAAATTTGGGGACCACATTATTGGTTTGTCTTACATACCATTGCCATTACTTATCCGGAACGTCCAAATGATGTAGTGAAGAAGAAATATTATGATTTCATTACCAACTTGCCTTTATTTCTGCCCGTAAAAGAAATTGGCAATGGCTTTAGTAAAATGTTAGACAAATATCCCGTGACGCCCTATTTGGATTCACAAGCTTCTTTTGTTAAGTGGGTCCATTTTCTCCATAATAAGATTAATGTGGCCCTGGAAAAACCGGAACTGACTATGGATGAAGCGATGATCAAGTATTATGAACTTTACAAACCTAAAGCGGTGAAAGACCAAGAACAGCGGAAGCGGAGAGAAAAGATCGCGTTCGCGATTATTGCATCGGTGATAACGCTTTTAGGGATATATTTATACCTTAGTAAATGAAATGTAAATGAAATAAATGTAAATGTAAATGAAATAAATGTAAATGAAATAATATGTCTTTAATATAACTATGAAATTTGAACTGCTCATCTTTGGCGTGACAACTTTCTTTATTGTCAATACCTATTATGATGGAAAATATATGCAAATTATGAAATCCTGGAAAAAATACTACCAAATGATATCTATTGGTTTTGTAGGGCTGTCTGCCTACCTCTTTATCAAAAAATACCCAGGACATTCGCGGAGTTTATTTACCCACGCCAATGGCATCATTAAATATTTGCCGATTGACAAAGACGCGACGAATTTTTTATTTGATTTGACAGATAAAGGTCAAATGTTTGCCCAGCCGCCGAATAGTTATGCGGTACAACAAAATCGGGTTATGAATTCAGGAGCAAGCGTAGCGGGCCAAGCAAGCGTAGCGGGCCAAGCAAGCGTAGCGGGCCAAGCAAGCGTAGCGGGCCAAGCGGTGAAAGCCACAAAACGTTCCGTGAGCGAAACTAAAAAAAAATTTGTCGCTGCACAGCAAGGGTGGAAATGCGGCGCTTGTAAACAACAGCTGCCTGCTTGGTTTGAAGTAGATCACAAGATTCGTTTAGATAACGGTGGGTCAAATCATGTAGATAATTTAGTAGCCTTGTGTCGGGATTGTCACGGAAAGAAAACAGCGTTTGAAAATCTCTAACAACCTTTTAAAACAACCTTTTAAGAAAAGGTTGGACCAAAACACAACCTTAAAAAAAAATGTCGCTATAATATACCTAAATGCCGCCGCCTCTACAAAACACCAAAACCATATATAATAATTTTAGTGAAAAAGTCTACAGTAATCGGTCTTATATCGGTGCCGTAGAAGTCTTGGAATACATTTGTTTCATTCTGATTGTTTACTGGTATAATCCCTTTAGCATTTCTACAAACTATCCGGTCTTCACCAATAGTTTAACCCTGCTCGTTTCGCTTATTTATGTTGTTTTATTTTACTTTCTCTCGGAGAAAATTTCACTAAATAGTAACACGGCAACTACACCGACCGAAACTGGATTTTTAATAAAATTGTTAGGCACCATTGGGATCTTTCTTGGGTCGGTCATCGTGATCAAATATCTGGCTGGCTTTATTGCCGATGGGCGGCTCGGTATTCTGAGCCTGTTGCGTTATATTTTACAATTCACCATTATTATCCTGGCCATCGCGGCTGTCTATACGTTCTTAAAACCGTATTTTGATGTCGCGAAAAGTAGGGGGAAAGACACGAAAACAATTGCGGGGTTCTTTTTCAATCTGCTCATGTATCTACCCTGTTTAGTACTGTCGCTCATTGACTATCTGAAAAATCAATACCATATTACGACAAAACCCGTTTGGCTGCTCCTTTTAGCCGAATTAGTACTTATCGTCTTGTGGGTGCTCATTCCCCTTGGACTTCACGCATTCTCTACGAAAAATGGTATCCAATTGTTGAAAGAGCCACAGTATATTAATAAAGAGAACTCTTTAGGGACGTTTGCGGAATTATATGGTGCAGATGCAGATGCAGATGCAAGTAATACCGCTTCACAACCTCTTAAAGAAAAATACAACTACCATTACTCTTTGTCCTTTTGGTTTTATTTGAATCCGCAGCCGCCCAACACGAGTCCGGCTTACAATACATTTACCAATATTTTGACGTATGGTAACAAACCCGCGGTGCAATTTAATGGAGCCTTGAATACCTTACGTGTTTTAGTAGAAAGCGCGCCCCCAGGTGAAGAAAAGAAAACGGTGGAAATCTATAAAACAAAGAATGTCCTTTATCAAAAATGGAATAATATGGTTATCAATTACGACCGAGGGACGATAGATGTGTTCTTGAATGGTGACTTGGTAAGTTCTAGACCAAGTATAGCTCCGTATATGAGTTATGAAACGATTCAAGTGGGTAGCAACAATGGTTTAGCCGGAGGGATTAGCAATGTCATGTATTACAAAGACAATTTGTCACGAGATTCGGTTGAAATGATGTATATGGCGTTGCGAGGGAGAGAAGAACCATTCTTTTAACAACAACCTTTTTTTTTTCAAAAGGTTGTATATATATATATATAAATGTCTCATACCATGTCCTCTTATCTTGCGTACATTAACAACAATCAGAAAATGTCCGGCGGTTGCAATACGAAACAAGGCTTACCCACGACTATTGGGCATGGGCAATTTACAATCAATGCCATTAAAAAAACGGCCGGATACTGTTCCTGCGTTCAGGCCCGTTATCAACCCAATATGAATAAAGTCCTGCCGAGTGTGAACTTACCGCCGTCTACGAATTAATTGCTAAATTGTTACTTTGGGAACTCGGTGTTTCCCATAATTTGTTTTATTACGTTTCGCAAGTTTATAGGCCTTCTTCGTATGCTTACAGCCTTTAGACAAAATTTTAAAATCCACCGCACTCGCTTTCCCACCAGTCACCGCGCTCGCTAATCTCGCGATGCCCCAAGAATGTGCAGTTTGATTCGGTCGCGACCCTGACGAAAAATAAGCCCCCTGCCCTTTTTGAACAATCCTTTTCAGTGCATTTACAGAACACCCCGTGGCCTTTGCAAATTCTGCTGTCGGACCGATTTTATCCACATTATAAACACGCCTGGCTTGTAAAATATGTTTGGAAACCTTGTTCTTAAAAGATGGCAGGGCTTTCCGCGTGTAATATTTCTGTTGTTTATAAAGTTTCCGTGATTTTTTCAACATCTTCGCTTGTTGTTTTCTCTCTTTCTTCGGTAAACCAAAAGGAATATATCTTAATGGAACTGTTAACATAATATATACTTTTATAAAAAAGTATATATAAATAATTTTGTCATAATCTTTTATAAATTATACATAAATGACACAAACACTTGTAGATTATTCTTGTACTTTAATTTATAAAATTTCTTGTAAAGATCCAACAGTAACAGATATTTATGTAGGTCATACGACGAATTTTGTTCAAAGAAGAGATCAGCATAGACACTCTAGTGTAAATAAACGTGGTAAACTATATGACGTCATTAGACAGAATGGCGGTTGGACTAATTGGTCTATGGAAATAATTCATTATTTCAATTGTAAAACCCTCATTGAAGCCAAAACCAAAGAACAAGAATATTTTGTTGCATTAAAAGCGACCTTAAATAGTATAGAACCAATACCAAAAAAAAAAAAAAAAATAATTATAAAAAAAGAAAAA